CCTATGACTATCAACAAGCTTCAAGGTCTTCGGCCTAAAGTATCAACAATTGATGAATGGTTGTCTGGAGACATCAGAGAAGATGTTGTTGGCGCAATTGAACAAGGCGCCTCAAAGATGGAAGACTATTTGATTGTCGCTATTAGTTCAGAAGGAACTGTTCGGAATGGTTCTGGCGACACCATCAAAATGGAACTAGCTAGCATTCTTAGAGGTGAGTATCAAGCACCCCACATTTCGATTTGGCATTATAAATTAGATGAAATGGAAGAAGTTAATGATCCGGCGACTTGGCTTAAGGCAAATCCAAATCTAGGTAAGACTGTTACCTATGATGTTTATCATTTGGATGTTGAAAGAGCCGAAAAAGCTCCTGCATCTCGAAATGATATTCTTGCAAAGCGATTTGGAATTCCAATGGAAGGTTATACGTATTTCTTTACGTATGAAGAAACTTTGCCTCATCGCACAAGAGAATTTTGGGGTTTGCCATGTGCTCTTGGCGCTGATCTTTCGCAAGGCGATGACTTCTGTGCCTTTACACTTTTATTCCCATTTCAAAATTATTCGTTTGGTGTTAAAACTAGAAGTTATATCACATCTTTGACATTAATGAAACTTCCTGGAGCTATGAGATTAAAGTATGATGAATTTATTAATGAAGGAAGTCTACAAGTTCTAGAAGGCACCGTTCTTGACATGATGGAAGTTTATGAAGATCTTGATCAGTTTATTCGTACTAATGAGTATGATGTTCGTTGTTTTGGATTTGATCCATATAATGCGAAAGAGTTTGTAACAAGGTGGGAAGCTGAGAATGGACCTTTTGGAATTGAAAAAGTCATTCAAGGCGCAAGAACAGAATCTGTTCCTCTTGGTGAATTGAAAATTTTAGCGGAAGAAAGAAAGTTGATCTTTGATCAAGAACTTATGGCGTTTGCTATGGGTAATGCCGTAACTCTAGAAGATACAAATGGAAATCGAAAGCTTTTGAAGAAACGAGCTGAGGAAAAGATAGATAATGTCTCCGCTATGATGGATGCTTATGTTGCGTACAAAGCTAACAAGGAGGCCTTTGAATGACGGATACTTCAGTCTATGACTTTCTTGATCATCATGGCGTTAAGGGAATGCGATGGGGTAGACGAAAAGGTCGAGGTTCTTCTCCTAAGCCAGAATTTTCAGAAAGATCTAGAAAACAAAAAGCAGCAATCATTGGAGTTGGAACTCTTGCTGGTTATGCTGGTCTAAAATTTAGTATGGCAAAAGCATTAAATCTTCCTTTAACAGTTGCTGTAAGTGCAGGATCATCTTCAGCAGGAATAGCATTAACTGAAAAGTTGTTAGATAGACATGGTGATCGTAAAATTTCAAAGAATTCTTAAGGGGAGGTGATTCAATATGGCTGTTTTTGATAGAATCAAAAAAGCATGGAATGCCTTCCGTAATGTGGATCAAGATGCTATGTATGATTATGGGAGTACCGCTTATTATGGTGGTGGTTCTCCATCCAGGCCAAGATATAATGTTTATAGCGAACGTTCTATTGTTTCGTCTATTTATACTCGAATTAGTGTTGATGTTGCGGGAATTCTTATTAAACATTGTAAAATTGATAAAGATGGACGATATATAGAGGATATTCCTAGTTCTTTGAATGAATGTCTTAAGTGGGAACCTAATCTTGATCAATCACCAAGACCATTTAGACAAGATATTGCGATGACACTTTTTGATAAAGGTGTCGCCGCTGTGGTTCCAGTGGATGCGAGTCGAAATCCAGAATCTAATATAATTTTCGATATTTATAGCTTGCGGGTGGGCGAGATTGTTACATGGTATCCAAAGCATGTTCGACTTAGTGTCTATAATGAAAATCGTGGTAAGCGAGAAGAAGTTACATTGGAGAAGCGGTTTGTAGCTATTATCGAAAATCCATTGTATTCAGTTATGAATGAACCAAACTCAACTCTTCAACGATTGATTAGAAAGCTTACTCTTCTTGATGCTGTTGATGAACAATCTAGTTCTGGAAAATTGGATTTAATTATTCAACTTCCATATGTCATTAAGTCGGAAGCTCGAAGGCAACAGGCAGAGAAGCGACGTGAGGATATTGAATTTCAATTGAAGGGTAGTCAGTATGGCATTGCCTATACTGATGGGACTGAGAAGATCACTCAACTTAATCGACCAGCAGAGAATAATCTTCTTAAGCAAGTTGAGTATCTTACAAGTATGTTGTATAACCAACTCGGTCTAACTGAGGAAGTAATGAATGGAACAGCTAATGAAGAAACCATGCTTAACTACTTCAATCGCACAATTGAACCCATTGTTGATGCTATCATCGAATCGATGCAAAGAGCGTTCCTTGGGCCCCAAGGTTCGCAAGGTGATGAGCGCATTCTATACTTCCGAGATCCGTTCAAGTTGGTTCCAGTGAATAACATTGCTGAAATTGCTGATAAGTTTACTCGTAATGAAATTCTCTCGGCAAATGAAATTAGACATTTCCTTGGAATCAAACCTTCGGACGATCCGAAAGCAGACAAACTCATTAACAGTAACATGCCACAACCAGAAGAAAACTCAGGGGCCTAGCTCTTTCGAAAGGATCAGTCAAAATGGAACCAGATTTCAGCGGTTACGCAACTAAGGCTGGACTCCAATGTTCTGACGGTCGAACCATCATGCCTGGCGCCTTTAAGCATCAGGATAAAATGCGGGTTCCTCTCGTTTGGCAGCATGGCCATGCTGACCCGGAGAATGTTCTTGGTCATGCTGTTCTCGAAAATCGGGAAGATGGCGTTTATACTTATGGATTTTTCAATAAGACTAATAAGGCTACCCACGCTAAGAGTCTTCTTGATCATGGTGATATTACTATGCTTTCTATTTGGGCAAATGAGCTCGTCGAACGAGCCGGCAAGGTCCTTCATGGAGCTATTCGTGAAGTGAGTCTTGTTTTGTCGGGTGCTAATCCTGGCGCTCTCATTGAAAATGTTACTATTCGTCACAGTGATGGAGATGATGTCACTCTTGACGACGAGGTAATCATTTATACAGGTCTCGAACTTGAGCATGCCAATGGTGATGATGATGAAGAAGAGTCAGATGATGAAGATGAGGAAACGATTCAGGACGTCTATGACTCTATGAGTGATAAGCAGAAGCAAGTACTTCACTTCATGCTCGGTCAAGCCCTAGAGGGATCCGAAGAAACCGTGCAACAAGATAATCTCGACGATGACGCCAACAATACCGATCAGGAAGGTATCACAATGACCCGCAACGTTTTTGAGAAGGGCGGCCAAGATGACAAGCCGGCTGCTGTTCTCTCGCATTCCGACATGGCAGAAATTGTTGCAGATGCGACTAGACTTGGTTCTCTTAAGCAAGCGGTTGAAAGTTATGCGCTTTCACATGGCATCAACCAGATTGATACCCTCTTTCCCGAAGCCCAAGCTCTTACGTCTGCGCCAGAGTTCTTAGATCGGAAGAGGGAGTGGGTGAATGTGGTTTTGAATGGAGCTCGTAAGAGCCCGTTCAGTCGAGTTAAGACTCACTGGGCGGATCTCACGTATGATGACGCTCGTGCGAAGGGTTATATCACGGGAACAGAGAAGCAAGAAGAGTTCTATGGAACTGCTCGTCGTGAAACGTTGCCACAGACTGTCTACAAGAAGCAGAAACTTGATCGGGATGATATTCTCGACATTACTGACTTCGATGTAGTTGCGTGGATGAAGGGCGAGATGCGGGTTATGCTCGATGAAGAGATTGCTCGAGCAGTTCTTATTGGTGATGGTCGAACGCTTCCAGATGCGGATAAGATTTTGGAAGATCGTATTCGCCCGATCGCTAAGGATGATCCTCTCTTTGCAATTCCTGTTCTGTGTGATATGGCCGCAGGTGATATTGCAGACTTCGTCGATGCTGTTATTTCATATCGGTCATTGTATCGTGGTACGGGAATGCCGACGATGTTTACCAGTGAATCACTTCTTGCTAAGACCATGCTTTTGAAGGACACTCTTGGGCGTCGTATTTACACGTCTCTTGATCAGCTTGCTACTGAGCTTCGTGTTTCTTCAATTGTTCCAGTTGATATTTTCGATCCAGCTGCTGGTGCTGGCGCCGTTTTGGCGATCATTGTGAATATGAACGACTATGTACTTGGTTCCGATAAGGGTGGACAAGTCAGTCTGTTTGACGATTTCGATATCGATTATAACCAGTACAAGTATCTCATTGAGGCTCGGTGCTCGGGAGCTCTTGTCAATCTCGAGTCAGCTTTGGTTGTTAAGCATGTTACGTTCGTTTCGCCGCCAGCTGGAACCGGGCATGTTATTGTTCCTGAGCCGGCCAATGAACGACAGAGTGATCCTCCCGTTCATGGATCGCTTCCTCCTGAAATTATCGTTGGAACAGCAGCTAAGGGTAAGTCCGACAGTGGGGACTCTTCTCCTAAGTAATAAAGGAGAGTTAAGATGGCTAGATTCTACGATGTAGTTGGTTACGGAGAATCTGTAGAAACTCCTGTTGCTTCTGGTGTTTGGGTTGACGTTATTACCGAAGTTCCATATTATGGTGATGTTATTCGAAATACACGAAAACTGGAATCAGGAGAAAGTCTTAACGATGATATTACTGTTGGTAATTCAGTAAGTATTGTCGCTGATGACTACGCCATCGAACATTTCTCTAAGATCAAATACGTGCGATGGGCGGGGACTCTTTGGACGGTCAGAAATGTTGAAGTCAAGAGTCCTCGTCTCATCATGAGTTTAGGGAGTGTTTATAATGGACAAACGCCTACAACTCCAAGCACTGTTAGTTAGTATTTCTGGGATCAATAATGTGTATTTTCAACCACCGCCTTCTGTTCAAATGGAATATCCTTGCATTATTTATAGACGAGATTATGAGTTAACTAATCATGCCGATGATCTTCCATATAAGCATAGAAAGCGTTATTTGGTAACAGTAATCGATAGAGATCCAGACAGTGATATTGGCGATAAAATTGCGACACTACCGTTATGCGTATTTGATCGATTCTATACAGCCGATAACCTAAATCACGATGTGTACAAACTTTTCTTCTAAGGAGAAGCACAATGCCCGCACTTGTCTGGGATCTTGTTGGTGAACGTTTCTACGAAACCGGCATTGATCATGGTGTTCTGTACATTCCAGATGCAACTGGTGTTTATGCTACTGGTGTTGCTTGGAATGGACTTACTAGCATTTCGGAAACTCCCACTGGAGCAGAACCAAATGCACAATATGCTGATAACATTAAGTATCTGAACATTATCTCGGTTGAGGAATTTGGCGCAACGCTAGAAGCGTTTACTCATCCAGAAGAATTCGCTGAATTCGATGGTCTTGCTGTTCCAGATGCTGGTGTTTTTGTTGGTCAGCAGCCTCGTAAAACCTTTGGATTGTCATACCGCACTAAGGTGGGTAATGATCTCGAAGGTGATGCGCTTGGATACAAGTTGCATCTTGTTTATGGATGTGTTGCTAGTCCTTCGGAAAAGGCTTATAACACTATTAATGATTCGCCAGAAGCTATTACCTTTAGCTGGGAGATTTCAACAACTCCTGTTCCTGTAACTGGTTATAATCCAACCTCGCTTATTGTGGTTGACTCAGTTACTGCAGATGCTACAGGTCTTGCTTCACTTGAAGATCTGTTGTATGGCGATGTCACTGCAGCTAAGCTTCCTACGCCTGATGAAGTATTGGCGCTCTTCCCTGGAGTTATGACAGCAGTAGCTTCTGAAAGGAAGCGTCCTCCTGTAACTCCTCCTGAATCATCTAGTTAATCTTGATAGGAGATCAGAGAATGCTTAAGTTGATTGTTCATGGAACAGAATACTTTAATGAAGAAACAGAAACTTTCGAAGTCGTCGAAAGTATTGAATTGGAGTTAGAGCATTCTCTGATCTCACTGTCAAAATGGGAGTCAAAATTTCAAAGACCTTTTTTGACACAAGATTCAAAAACTACAGAAGAAATTCTTTCGTATATTGAAGCTATGATTTTAACCCCAAATTTCCCCGGGGGAATTATTGATAAACTTAATCAACAAAATTTAAATGAAATTAATGATTACATTGAATCAAAACAATCAGCAACCACATTTGGGTCAATGCCAGAACGTCGAGGAAGAGGTGAGATAATCACTTCGGAATTAATTTATTATTGGATGGTGGCATTTAACATTCCATTTGAATGTGAGCGATGGCATCTTAATAGACTATTTTCGTTAATTCGTATATGTAACATTAAGAATTCGAAACCAAAGAAGATGTCTCGTAACGAAATTGCACAAAGAAATCGTGATTTAAATGCTCGACGTAAAGCTGAATTGGGTACAAGTGGTTGACTGGAGGTAACATGGCAGCGCTTGTTTGGGATGAAATTGGTCAACGTTTTTATGAAACTGGCGTAAGTAAGGCTGTCTTTTATGATGAAGTTGGTTATGGAACAGTTTGGAACGGTCTTATAGCTATTGAAGAAGCTGTGTCATCTGAAGTTCAAGCCATTCATTTCGATGGTTTGAAATTCAATGATATTGTAACGGTTGGTGATTTCTCTGCTATTATGCGAGCTTGGACTTATCCAGACGAATTTCTACCATATGAAGGAATTTTAGAAGAACAAGCTGGTTTCTTTGTTACCAATCAGCCTGTAAGTAGATTTGGATTATCATATCAAACTAAGATTGGCAATGATATTGAAGGTACAGAACTTGGTTATAAGCTTCATATTTTGTATAATTTAACTGCTATTCCAGCTCAAAAATCTTATCGAACTATGTCATTAGATATAGAACCGATGGAATTTGAATGGACTCTTACAGCAATTCCAGATGCAATTGAAAATTTTAGACCCACTGCGCATGTTATATTTGATAGTACTAAAATGGATTCTTGGTTACTCGAGGATCTTGAGAATATTCTTTATGGTGATGAAGATAGTCCTCCTTATCTTCCTCCGTTGAAAGGTCTTGCCACTTTTATTAGAAAATGGGATCGACTTATCATTACAGATCATGGTGATGGAACGTGGTCGGCAGAATCTCCTCGTGAGGGTCAAATTATTATGCTTGACGAAACTACATTTGAGATTACAGCTGATACTGCAATTTATTTGGATCCGGAGACATATGAAATTAGTAGTAGTGATAAGAATGAGGAGGATGTATGGCCACCGTGACAGGATTTACTTCCGAACGTATGCTTGAAATTGAGGAGTCTACTGTAGTTGATGGTGAGATTCAAGGTGATAATCTTATTCTAATGACTAGAGGTGGTACTCCAATTGATGCGGGTAATGTTCGTGGGGCTCAAGGTGCTCAAGGACCTGTTGGTGTTACACATGTTATTCAAGATGAAGGAGTAATTCAACCTACACAACCTGCTCTCAATTTTGTTGGTGGTGGAGTTGTAGTCAATGATGATCCAGCAAATACTAGAACTATAATTACAGTTCCAGCTCCAGTGTATCCAACACCTGGCCATGTAATTCAAAATGAGGGCGCTAATGTTACACCACGAAATGGTTTGAATTTTGTTGGAAAAGGAATTGATCTTGTTGATGATCTTGCTAATAATCGTACAAATGTAGTTCCTATTCCACCAGCTGTACATGTTGATTGTTCTAATGATACTTGGGAATCTGGTGATATTACAAACTGGATTAGTTTGTGGAGTTATGGTTTTTATGCTACCGTAAATCATTGGTATCAGGTTCAATGGGTAGGAAGTGTTGTTAGTAGAATTGCTAATAGCGCCCCGCAAGGTGCTTCTGTTCGTATTATGTATGATGGTCCTAATGAAGCTGCTTATCAAGCTAATATGCAAGATATTTATCTTCCTGCCGCAGCAGTTGTTATGCCGTTTAATATATCAGCATTAGTTAAGGCACCGTCAAGTGGTGATGCACTTTATAATATTCAAGTATCAAAAGCTTGGTGGTCTTCAGTAGCTATTAGAATTACAAGAATTCCTTCACAGCCCCAATTCATCATCGTCAAAGATCTTGGAGTCTACCCATGAGCTACAATTCCCTTAATGCGCAATCAAACGATGAGGCTTTGATGGCAAGAGTAAATTCTTGTTTGCATCAAGAAGCTAGAGTAAATCCGGCATTTCAAAATACAGTTGTAGCAGATCAAATTCGACGAGGTATTTTTGCTGGAACATTAGAGATTATGTGGGATGTTTGCATTGATACAGAAGAAGCATATGAATATGCATTGAACGTTCCTGTAGAAAATCCCGGAGCTGATGAAACGGTTATTACGGATGCAGCTATTCTTTCTTCGGTTCAACTTCATTGGCCAGATGATCCTACTTAATAGATAGGACAATGTCCATGATCTATGTAACATCTCACGGTGATTTCAAGAAAACTACTAAGTTTTTAGAATTCATGAAGAGTGGGGATTTATATGATAATCTTGATCGATATGGACGTCAAGGAGTAGATGCTCTTTCTCGTGCCACTCCTCGAGATACTGGAGAAACAGCTCAATCTTGGGGGTATCAAGTTGGTCATACAAATGGTAGATATTCTATAAGTTGGTTCAATACTCATAAGGAAAGTGGAGTAAATATTGCTGTCATTATCCAATATGGCCATGGTACTGGAACGGGCGGTTGGGTAGAAGGACGAGACTATATTAACCCGGCAATTCAACCACTATTCGACAAGATCGTAGACGATATTTGGAGGCAGGTGAAAAATGGCTAGTGTAGATGATCGCATTGTGCGGATGGAATTTGACAATGCTGCCTTCGAACGAAAAATAGATGCTACGATCGCCAGCCTTGCAAAGCTGGACAAGTCTCTCAAATTTGATGGTGCTAAGCAAGGTCTTTCAGAAGTTAGTTCTATTGTCGATAAATTTAGTCTCGGCAAGATGGGAACTGTAATTGAAGGTGTTAGTTCTAAGTTTTTAGCGCTTGGTACAATCGCTGATACG